TCGACGTTGAGAGGTCTGTAATTGGGAGTTTGTGGTGCGTCGGGTGTTTTCGGTTGTGCTGCCATTTCTACTGCCTGGCCATTTCCATAGATAAGATTAGGGTTAAGATTTGCCTGGCGTAATCGTTGCATAGCTGCAGAAGGACTGTTATACTCGTTTTGCATATTCCAGTCTTTAAGCATATCTGCACGCTGTGTGTTATACGATTTTATTGCGAATCGCTCCGCTCGTTTGTTCATTTTTGCGCCTGAATAGGCGTTTATTCCTTGTCCTAATACGCTGGCTCCGCCTGCTATTAGTGGGGCTGCAATTGCTGCCGCTAGTGGTGGTGGCATAGTTTTTTGTTTTTTGTTATTGAATGTTTTTTGTGAGTTGACATTTATTACCTGTTTTACTGGTTTGCCGTTGTGCCCGGATCCGTGACAACACCGGCCTCATAGGGGTACGGGGCAGTGCCCCGCCCTGGCTTTGCTTTTAGTTCCGCTTCGCTTCACATCCACGCTCGCCTGGGCGGGGACTGGCCACGCTTCGGTGTTGTCCCTGGCACAACTTACATACCCTTTTTAGAGGTGTGGTGTCAACTAGCCCTAATACATCAAGACGGATTAGGGCGTGCCGTTCTAGAACGGCAGATAGAACAAACCGAACCGGAATCGTCTGAGAACGATTCTCAGCGCTGTGGCTGGTTTTATTTTTCTTCGATAGGTACTAGCTTCGAATTTGAGATGTGCCCTGTAAGGGGCATTTAAATGCTTTATAGGCATGGTTTGATTTTTAAGGGTTAACACTTATTTTTTGTCCTGGTCGTTACCAGGTACAGGGGTAGGAGGGAGGCCGGAGGCCTGGCGATATTGCTCCAGTTCCTTGAGCCGTTTTTCGACTTCCTTGTCCTTTTCATGCTTTTGCCGTTGCCTGGCTTTTGCTTCTGATTCCAGCCTGGTTTTGATATTGTCTAGGTGTTCTTTTGCTGATTCCAGGATCATTTGCCTTTCTGCCAGGTCAAGCCTGGAGAGATCAGGCATATATGAGTCAAAGTCGAGTTCGTCACCTGAGCCGTCGTCGTCGTAGATTCCTTCTACACCGCTCATAGGTCTGCCAGTGGCATAGCGTTTATAGATTTCTGTGACTGTGAGTGCCATATTGGGCACTGTGTTTGATGGCTTATCTGATTTTCTTTCGAAATCAAATTGCGTGTACTGGTTTGCGTTAAACTGTGTTTTGAACATTGTTAGAATTTTTGTCGTTCACCTTCCTTGCGATACATATCCCGGAAACTGGCTTTGATTGCCTGGCCTTTTGAGTGCTCATAGGTAGTATTTCCGAAGTAATCGGAAATAGCTCTAACTGTGTCCATTTCAAGTTTGCCTTTTTGGTATCCGCCGACTTCCGAGCGTTCCGCATTGGTGTAAATTTTGTTTTTGTAATAACGGGGCATAGCTGCCTTTTTCTGTCCTTCCAGGTTTATATACATTCTGTTTAGTAGGTCGGCTTTGTGCCATTTAATCATTTCATCTGTCATGTAGTCTATACCAAGATGTTTGCTCATTAGTGAGCGTTCAGGTTGTCTGTCGTCCCTGGCATGCTTACGTTTCCATTTATCCTTACACATATATTTTAGGGTATACCCAACCGAGGCACCGGATACACGACCGATTGTGGCGTGTCCGTGATCCCATTGCTTAATATTTACTTCGGTTGTACCATCAAAGTCTGTGTGCTTTAGTAATAGAAGATCGTTGTTTGATACCATCAATTCAAGATCGAGATTAAACACGAGTGAATGATAATGCGGTCGTTGACCTTTTGTGCCATATTCGCCCGCTGTATAATATTTTGCAGCCTGGCGGTATAGTTTCTTATCGTAGTCATGTTGGGTGTCTCGTAGACTTGATATGATATTGTATTGCTTAGCATGTATTTTCCTGACACGTTTGAAAAAATCTTGTACGTGTTTGAAGTTGAGCGATAGAAAACCGTTGTCAGTGATTGGTACGTGTTCTGTGTCATACGTGAGTGTGATGAAATATGATGAATCCGAATGTTTGTCTTCCTGCATTAACCGGAATGACCAACCGGATATTCTACGTGATATACATTTGGGGCAACTACCGCAAGGAACCGAGATATATTCCCCGGTTCTTTTTTCTTTGATTGCCTGGGGTGTATGACACATTAGAATGTAGGGGTTGAGTATTTTGACATTGGCCGTACTGCCATTACCAGGTTTTTAACGTGTACAATCAGTTTATGTTCTGCAGGGTCTTCTACTGCGAATACACGGTGTGTCGGATCGGATTCTATAAAGTCCTCATTAAGTGCCGGCAGGGCAGTAAAGATTCTGCCCATGTGCCAGAAGTTTAATGTAGTGCGCATTTCACCGGCTACCCTGGAGTTCATGAATTTATATTCCGCATACCTGGGAATGTAACCGAATGTATCGTCATCGTCAGGAGTATACGCATATACTTCCTTGTTAGTTACTGCCTGTTCTCCCAGGTGGTCAAATTGCGGCCAATATTTCTCCATAGGATTGGAGTATTTCAGCCAGGACTTATGTATGCCCTGCTGGTAGGTTGTTTTGGGTAGTACTGACATGATTGTGATAATGAATCCCCATTCCTGGACATTGTAGACACCCTGTTTCGGTGATACATAGGTGATACCGTGACCGGCCATATTACCCTGGGGAGTGGCATCTGATTGTGAGTTCTGCAGTACTTCCGATACCTGGATACTGGTTTTATTGCCGGTAATGTATTCCGGACGTTGGAGCCTGGCATCAGGAGATTTCATACCGAAGAAGACCAGGATATTTTCGAAGAGACGTTTACCACCCCGCATTGATTTTTCCAACCATTCCTGGAGCCTGGTAGCTGTACGCAGGTCATTAATTGTAGTAGGTGTAACGTTGAGACCTGTTACTTCGGTATAGAGAGAGTCAGCAGGCATTGTAGTACTTACACCGGCTTCGACATCAACGTCGAGAGGTGTTCCATCCAGTGTTGTTCCGCCGGGGTTGTTTACTAATACAGGAGCCTGGCCAAATACCTGGCCCAGGGGAATTTCTACGGCTGCGCCTGCCTGGGGAGTAGGGGAGCATGCTGTAAAGTAATCGTGCTCCCAGGCTCTTTTGCGAAGGACGAATAAGTCCGTATTGAGAGTGTTATCTCCATCAACCAGTTTATAATCCACTTCCTGTTGTTGGTTCTGGTCTCTGTAATATTCATTCCAGATCAGTTGATATGCTGCGAATGGCATTGCTGATACTGTTGTCTGTTGAGTTCCGGCACCTGTTAAGGGTAAGCCGAGGTAGTCGGCGAGATCGCCGGTATTTACGTTTACTACGTCACCTACACCATCTCCCATTTGTACGGTAGGGTATGCAGGTAATGCACCAAGTACCTGTTGGTTGGTTATCCATTTTTCAAATGTTTTTTCGTCCCAGAGAATACGTTCAGGTACAAAGAACGTGTGAAAGGTTACATCACATTGATGCATCATAGGAGTAACCATAGGCATAAGTCGCATAAGACATTCCTGGCCGACCTTGATACGATCAGAAGGGATTACTTCCTGGCATAATACAGGAATAAGATCGCCCATGTTACAAGTTAATTTTACATCGTGTGAAAGATCGAAGACCGATTTTTTTGGTCTCGAAATTTTGATTGAGTTGAGCAAATTCATTTTTGCCATAGTGATTGATTTTTTGGTTAAATAAAGAAGCCGAGAGGGTTTCCCCCCCCGGCTACACTGAAGCTTTTACAACCTTGTTCCCAGGCGGGATACATAGATGTTTTTGCGTTTTGTCCTGGAACGTCGACGTGATCTGGAACGTGACCGCCCGTAACGACCTCTTGCCATAAATTACGATTTTTTGTTATTCAATAGTTCTGTTTACTTTTTTGGCTCTTCACGAAATTAATACCTTTTTTTGAAATTCTTAAATTGGTCTCCCAGGCTTTCAAGTGATGTGCCCATTCTTGGTTGTTCTGTCCTGGACATTACACCTTGTCCATAGCTTTGCATAGGCTGTCTGATTCTACTTACAATGTTAGCTACTGCACGTTGCCATAAAGGGTCACCCTTTTGTATTCCTTTACTGTTGAGCATTATTTCATACTCTTTTAAAGTTTGGTCTTTCTGCAGGTTTATTATTTCCTGGCGGATTTTGTCTTTTTCAGCATAGGTTTTTGCCCTGGTAGCACGTAGGTTGAGTACATTTTCTGCGGCTGCTTTTAATGTGCTGCCCTGGAGAGCTGCAGCTCTTTCATTACTGTCTAAAGTACTTTTCGTTTGTGCTTCTGTGTAACGTCCCTGTTTAATAGCATTTTCCAGGGCTGTAGTTGCTGCGTCTACTGATACTTGTTTAAGTTCTCTTTTTAATCCCAGGTCGAAAGCTGCAGTTTCGTTTGATGTTTGTTTACCGATTAAGTCCAGGGCTTTCAATAGTCCGTCCTGTGTTATAACGGTATTCTGTGCACGAAGATTATCTACTTGTGCCTCTTTCATTTTGATGTCGTAATACGACATTGCTGCACTTCCTACACCGGAGAGATCGACGTTGAGAGGTCTGTAATTGGGAGTTTGTGGTGCGTCGGGTGTTTTCGGTTGTGCTGCCATTTCTACTGCCTGGCCATTTCCATAGATAAGATTAGGGTTAAGATTTGCCTGGCGTA